CCGATCGCCGCGAACACCGCGTTTTTAAGGTCCGGGTCGTTCGGGATCAGTATCGTGTCGGGCGACGCGTCAACCAGCTCCTTGTTGTCGCCGCAGAACAACTGCATCCGGCTCTCCATGCGGTTCAATGCGTCGAGGCTGAACTCGTCTGAGAATTTGTTTGACTGGTTGTAGTTCCGCACGACCTTTGACGGGTGCGTACGGTCGAACAGCGGCCTCCCGTCCGCGCTCGACGCATCGAACTCGAAGCCGCGGAACGATGCCTTTACCTCGCCGGCTAGTGCTTTTCCGTAAAGCGCTGCCGCGAACTCTTCGCGGGTTCGGAGGTAGCCAACAAGGAATTGCTCCGGCCTCTGCTTTAAGTCCATGATCTTCGAGTCCTCTATGATCTCGCGTGACAGGGAGAAGCTGTCCTTCCAGGTCATCTGTGTTACCAGCTTCTTGAAACCCTCCTGCATTCCGTCCGTCGGGTATGCGCCAAGCTCGCCGACGGGCTTGAAGCCGTCCATCGCAGTCATCCCGGTTATTATGTCTGCATAGTTTCTTGTCCCGCTCACAAGGAACAGGTCTTTGCCGACGCTCTGCTGCTCAAGCTCCTCGCCGCGCCGCTCAACGAAGCGCTGAATCGGGTGCTGGCAGTTGCCGTATATCGAATCCTGCAGGCCGCTCGCTTGGCTGAATGTTATTTTCATCTATTTTCCCTCTCTTTCCTGTTTCCGCTGCCGGCTAGACGAAGCGGCCGCGCACTATGTCGCCCGCTGCCGTGCCATCGACGTTCACCAGCTCGAACGAGCCGTTACCTGCCAACGCCTGGAGGCCGCCCGCTGCTATCTGGAGACGTGCGCCTGGGGCTGCCGACGCTGCCGGGGCTACAAGCGTTGTCTCGTATATGATATTGCGGTTGACTCGCGTCACAGCGAGGAGGTCCCCGGCCTCCTCTATTTCCCGGTCAGACATGCATAGGTACGGGGGAAATGCCGACGAGCTCGCCGCGATCGCCGCGACCATGCCGCCGGACGTTGTCAGGAGCTGTCCGGCCTCGTACTTACCGGCCGCTGCCGGAATGTACTCATGCGGGGGGACTGCGCCTGTGTCGCTTTTATGTGGTGTAAAACTCATACCGCTCTTTCCTTTCTTTGCTGCGCGTTGCGGCAGCGCTATTTCTGCGCCGCTATGCGCTTGTTGTAGTAGTCTCTGATCGCTTCGTCCGAATCTTTTGGGTTCAGCTCACGGAACAGCTCCATCTCACCCTTTGGCACCGGCAGGCTGCCGGAGCCGCGGGGTTTTGCTGACTGTGTCAGATGGTCCTTGCCGCCGATGTTCGCGACTGCCTGCTGCTTCGCTGCCGCCGCCGCGCCCTGGGCTGCCGCATGAGTGAGTCGTTCGAAGTTTGCGAGCCTGAACGCGTCCAAAAATGTGTAGCCGCGCTGCACACATTCATAGAACGCACGGCCTGACGGCTGGGACATGATGTCCTCAAGGTTCTTTACTGACGGGTCAAGCCTCGATATCTCTGCCATGTCCGCGTCCATGCGGGCCTGTGCCTCGGTCATGCTTCGCTGGCGCTCCGCCTCTTCGGCCTGGCGCATCGCTGCCTCCGCCCGTTTCATCGCCGGGCTTTCGGAGATCGCGCGGTCCAATGCTTCTGGAGTCACGACGCCGCCTAGACCGCGCTGAAACTCGGAGGCCGAATAGTCACGCTCCCATGCGTCAAAGTCGGACTTGCTACGGATTGGTGCGCCTGTGAATGTGTTTTCGAGCCGTGCACGCTGGAACAGGCTGTCCATCTCGGCTCGGTGCCGGACCCGCTCTGCTTCGACCGCCGATTGCACCGCTCGGTCTATTGCGCCCTGCTGCCAGGGCTGACCGACCTGCGACGCCTCATATTGCCTGCGCCGGTCCGCGTTATCGCGGCTTTTGCCCTGGTCGCCGGTTAAGGCCGGGGGCATGCCGGGGATGTTGCCGTCTTGGGCAGAGGCGTTGCTGTCTTCGGTCATGACCGGATCCGCTCCGGCTTGGCCGTCATTGCCGGGATCGCCGGCTGCGGGATCAGCGATGATGCCGACTGCCCCGTCATCGGTGGTGGGGGCTGTAGCGCCATCTTCGCTGGCAGAGTGATCATCAGCGATGGCACTGTGGTCAACGCTGAGATCTGCCGAGCCGCCTGTTGTGTCTGTGCTGCCGTCAAGCCCTAGGGCTGCAATCAGTTCCTGTTCTGTCATTGACATTGTTATACCCTTCTTTTTTGGATTTTTCCGCTTTTCCATGCGTATTTGGGATTTTTCCGCGTCCCCGTGCGTGACCGCCGGCATGGCGGCTTATTTCTTACCTGTTCCACTGCGGAGGTCGCTGCCGCTTTTTACGTTTCCTTTTTTCTGCGGCGTGGTCTGGTGCGGGGCTTTTACGATCTGTGTGCCCTGGTTCTTGACCCGGCCTACATATGCGCTCTTTTCCGACATTCTTTTCTCACCACCTTTCAGTTCGTGGTACGTTGCTTTTTTATCTACATACCGCGGGCCGCTATCTCTGCGTCCTCGCGGGCTTGCCGCTCTATCGCCTGCATTAGCTGTGGGGGAAGTTCAGGGCCGCCGCCCATGTCCAGCTCTGGCATCATGCCGTCAGGGGGCATCATGCCCGGCATGGACGCGCCGGGAGGAGGTGGCCCGGACGCTGCGCCCATGCCGGGAGGGGCGGGGCCGCTGACGGGGGGCATACCCGGCGGGCCCTGCATCGACATCTTTTCGTCTTCAAGCTTTTCTTCAAGGAACTGCTTTGTCAGACCTGCGCCGGGATAGTGAAGGGCCTCCATCTTGCTCCAGAATAGGATCAGCACCTCGGTCGAGGTTGGATCCCCAAACGCACCAGTCTGTAAGTTCATGCGAGTCTCCTGCCACATTGCCTCGCGGTTACCGGCCAGCGGGGCAGATGAGTCCGTACTGAACAGGAACTGGTCGTTCCACCAGTATTCGCCGTTTTCGTCACGCTCTAGGAAGTCGTAGCGGTCGAACTCAAGGTACTCGTTTCTGCCGCGTGAGTTTTTATGTACCAGTGGGCGCGGCTCATCGGCGTAGGCTAGGTAGAACTTGAACAGAAGCTCGAACAGATCTGCATATGCCGCGTCCTTCATGACGCGCTTTGACTCCAGGCGGCCGGCAGTCTGCGCAGCCGCAAACTCCTTTGCCTTCCCGGAGGTCGCCGTCGGGTCCTTACGTCCCTGGAAGCTGTCCGTTACGCCCATTATCTTACGGGCTTCCTCGTACACATGTTCCTGGTATGCTAACGCAGGAGCTATGTCTACGCTCAGGTCGTAGACACCGATCAGGTCCTTGTCCGTCGGGTGCTCGATCCGGATCACTTCGCTGTCCTCCGTGTCCCAGCGTATGTCTGCGCGTTTTGGAGCTGTCAGCTTCGAGCCGAGCTTTATTGTACGGTCTATTATCTTTTGGGACAGGCGGTTCACTGTGTTCTGCTGGTCTCGGATCACATCGACGTCTGAGTTACCTAACAGCTGCCCGTACACCGACACGCTCCGCTGCAAGACCAGCGGGTACAGGCCGGGCTTGTAGTACGGGAGCCGAGTCGGCTCTAGCGCAGGAATATCCCATGCATCCATGACGCCCATTGCACGATCCCGCACCAAGCCCATAGCAAGATCCTGCACCATACCCATGCCGGGCATCGCCCCATGAGTGCCGGGGATATGTGCGCCGGGGATATCAAGTCCGCCGGATGTCGTGAACGGGGTGTATATCTCCTCGTATCCGCCGCCGCGCCGTGCCTGATAATCTTCTGAGTCCTCAAGCTCTATGTCGTTTACCCAGGAATACCGGTCTATTACGCCGCCTTCGCCGCGTGAGTAGCCGATATACTGGGTGACTGCGTCTGTACCATGCGTGGAGCCGTCTCGGCCGCGCACCTCGGGTTCGCTCTCGCCCTCCAGCTCCACGTTCACGCCGTACTTGCGGCGCACTGCTTCTTTCGTCGTCGGTACCTTGATGATCACCCAGTCC